TAATGAGTGTGAAGAAATAATTGGACAAGATGAAGTAGGTGCATTAATTACCAAATCAAAACCCGAAGTATTACACGCAGAATCAAATGCTATTGCTAAGTTAGCACGTTCTAATGAAAGCGGTGACGGTGCAAGTATTTTTATTACACATTCACCTTGTTTAGACTGTGCAAAACTAATATACCAGAGTGGTATTAAAGACCTATACTACAAAGATAACTATCGTAGCGAGGATGGTATTAGATTTCTTAAGAAATCAAATATTAATGTTACCAAAGTATGAAGAACTTTTTAAAAAAACTTTTTGGAAAAGAAGAGCCAGTAATTAATTTTGCTTGTTCAAGTTGGGGCGTGAGGAAATATGCACCTATTGAACCTGCAGGCAAATTTTTTCCTGACAAGTTTAAAGATATGAGTCCATACTTTAAAAAAGAACAGCATAACATTGATAGTCATAAAACAGTAAGAGCCTGTCCCGGTATTACAGATTACATGAGTATGGGATATGTTATTCCTGCTTGGTGTGATATTACAATAGAACCAACTCCAGACGGTAAACACATTATAACAAGATACAGTGATGATATGTATAACGATGCATACCACCCTGAAGAGCAGTTAGGAAAATTTATGGAGCAAAAGTTTGCTGTTAGAGGTGCAGTAAAACTTGACAATCCTTGGTTTACTTGGAATAAAGCAGGTTGGAGTACATTGTATTTGCCAATGTATTATCATGAAGGAAAGAACTGGGAAGCAGTTCCTGGTGTAATGGATCACGATTTAGGTGCTCCGCAAAGTCCTATTAATATTATGCTTAAAGAAATTAAGCCAACAACAATTAAGATGGGTGAACCTATCGTACAAGTAATTCCATTTAAACGTGAAAAGCAAGTTGCACGAACTATGGAACTTAATGAAACAGTTATGAAACGTCAGTGGGCAATATCCAGCCTACACAAAATGACTTATGCAGGCTGGATTAAATGGGTCAAGACTAAGAAGTTATATATAGTTGATGCCCAGGATACTGATTTACCCGGTTAAACAACATCTCCATATATTTCTAATACTTCTTTGACTGCATCGTGTCTTTCAATATCTCCTTTTTCAAACTCTACGACATCGATTTTTTCAGCACGACCTTTCTGATCTAAGTGTCTACAAAAATCAATAAGTCCGTTATCTCTTAGTCTATCTGCTTGTGCTAAGTCACCTGTTACAGCCATCTTAGAACCTTGCCCTAAACGTGTTAATAACATCTTCATTTGATTTTGTGTAGCATTTTGCATTTCATCAGCAATGATAAACGAGCGTTTAAATGTTCGTCCTCGCATATAAGCAAGTGGTGCAATTTCTACTACACCTTCTTCGACCATACCCGTTATTTCGTGTGCTGAGAAATACTCCTGTAGTACGTCAAAAATAGGTCTTGTCCACGGTGCCATTTTTTGTTCTAATGTACCGGGTAAGAAACCTAAATCTTCATCTGCACTTACAGCAGGTCTCGTTACAATTATTTTATCGACTACTCCGTCTTTAAACTGCTTAATCGCAACTTGTACAGCCAACAGCGTTTTACCTGTACCTGCCGGCCCAATGCCAAAGACTATGTCTTTCTTCGGGTCTAACAGTTGTAGCATATAAGTTTCTTGATTAACGTTTCTCGGAATGATTTTGACTTCTTTTTTCTTCTGGGGAAGAAATTTATTGAATTCTACAATATTGCTATTGTAGTTTTTGCTCCTACGAGCACTTCTTTTTGCACCCATGCAGTCCTCCTTTATGGATTAAACAAGTAAAACTGCATCCTTAACGCCTGGACGTTATGAATGCGTCCTACACAAATATTTAGTACGTTTCACTCGTGATAAAACTACACTGTTATAAATGCTAACCGGATAAATAAGTGTATAAGATTGGATATTCACTATGAAAGATGTATTAGAAGTAATCAAAAATGTTCAGGGTATTTACGAGAGTGATACTGCATTTACGGTTCTAAAAGACTTTGAAAGAGTGCTTGACGAACTTGATTTGTATGTCTACGATAACTGGGAAGATGGCGAAATAGTTTCAGGCCCTAATATTAAAAGACACTGGGTAATTTGCTCATTTATGTGGCCAAGAGATAAGATGCCAGATCCTATGGGAGGCAAAAGACTACTTGATTACGATTGTAAAGTTACATATAAAAAAGATTATATTCTAAAACCACGTAAAATCAAAACACCAGATGATATACGTCCAGGCACTAAAAAGGGTAAATTAGATCGCGAAGAAATTTGGGTAGTTGAAATTATGATGCCTAAAAAATTAATTGTAGACATTTATAGTGGATACAATGAAATGATTGATCTTAACACTGAGCCAGGACAAACACCAGGTGCTACCCCAGAAGCACAACCAGCAGAAGCAGGAGTTGAAGCAGGCGTTGGAGCAGGTGCAGAAGCAACAGCACCAGAAGGAGCAATGTAATGGGGTTAAGAAAAGACGATCTTAAAGACTTAGTAGATCATATTTTTGAAATTGATTCTTTTAAATCTAAAATGGGTAGTGACAGCGACATAGTCGTTTTGAGTTTTTCAACTAAGAACGAAGCAAGTGCAAAAGACCTTGAAAATTTTTTAGAAAAAGGTTATCCTTTTGTGCTTGATGCAGACGCAACATCAGGTGAACAAACCGACGGAATGTACAAAGTATTTGTAGAAATTGAACGCGGAAAAGATTCACCTACACAAATTTATGAAATGGTAGATGGCATTACTAAAATTGCAGGTTTAGATAGTATGAAGTTTAGATACTATAAGAGTTTTAGAAGTCATGATGCAACGGATTCTAATTTAGCAGAAATGATTCCAACAGATAAAGATGCTTACGATATTCGAGTAAATGAAAACAACATGGATAACTACAAGAACTTTTTCAACAAAAGTTATGCTGAACAAGTGGACATGATTAACGAAGACACGTTACGTATTAAAAATACATTTATGGATCCAATTACATTCAAAGTTGTCGATTTTAGTCGAACTGATCAGGTAAATATCAATGAAGCATTAGATATTAATGGTTTCGCTGAAGTCATTTATTTAAGCAAGTACTTAGGTGATTATAATATTACAAAATATGGTAAAAAACTTGTACTTGAAAATGGTGACTACAGTCTAATTTTGAAAAGAGGTTAAACAATGGCAAACGACAATTTTAAAAAGTGTTTAGAAATTATTCTTCATCACGAAGGAGGATATGTTGATCATCCGAAAGATCCAGGCGGAGCAACAAACTTAGGTGTTACTAAACAAACATATGAAGACTGGATGGGTAAAGTAGTTACTAAAGATGTTATCAAAGCATTGACAGAAGCAGATGTAACTCCAATTTACAAAAAGAATTATTGGAATGCTATCCTTGCTGATGATATTCCAGCAGGTTTAGATTTATGCGTATTTGATATGTGCGTAAATGGTGGACGTCATAGAGCAACTAAGATGTTACAACAAATGGTTGGAGCAAAAATAGATGGTTGGATTGGTCCTAATACAATTAACATGACAAAAGGTTATGTAGAGTCAAACGGTATCACAAAAGCAATTGAAGAATATCAAAAAATTCGTCAGGATTTTTATGAGTCACTTGCAACATTTAAAACATTTGGTAAGGGATGGACACGCAGAGTAAACGAGACGAAAGAGTCAGCGTTAGCAATGACCAAGTAGGTTGTAAAAACTGCGGTCACGAATACCACGAAGGACCTCTTTACAAAGATATGTTGGACGGCGATGGTAAGACAATTACCATCAAAGTCTGCGAACAGGGAAGATAATGTTTAGTTCAATCAAAATAGCAATGGTATTAATTATGTTAGCAGGTGCTGGCGGTGGTTTTGTGTACGTAAAAACACTTAAAAGCGATCTTGCTATTAGTGAAGCCAACAATACAAAACTACAAGAAAGTGTTGCTGATCAAAAGGCTGTTATAGAGCAACAACAAAAAGATTTTACTGCAATACTTGCCGCTAACAAATCACTTGAAGAAACAAATCAAAGACTTCAAAAAGAATTTGCGGCACTTGATGAACGTTTCAATAAAATTAACGGCAAAGGTGAAGTTCGCGACCTTGGTAAATTGGCTGATGAAAAATCTAAATTAGTTGAACGTGTAATTAACAATGCTACTGTCAAAGCAATGAGATGTGTAGAAATTGCTATGGGAGCAGAATTAACTGAAAAGGAAAGGAATGCTACAAAGAAGTCTGAGATTAATTCAGAGTGTCCAAGTTTAGCAAACCCAAATTATGTTCCATATGATTAAGAATATTTTAATAGTAGGTTTATTTGCAGTTGTACTAACTGGATGTTCATCTGTACAAAAACTTGATATCTTTAAAACAGAAGTTAAAAGAGCACCTCTAAACTTAGAACATCCTGCTCCAGCAAAGATGGAGCCATTAAGATGGGTTATTATTAACAGCGATAATGCAGAAGAAGTATTTGCTAAACTGAAAGAACAAGGCAAAGATCCTGTGTTGTTTGGGTTAAGCGATGAAGACTACGAGTTCTTATCTAAGAACTTCGCACAAATCCGTGCTTATATGATTAAGCAAAGACAGATAATTAATGAATATAAAAATTATTACGAGGGTGATTCCAATACTAACACTACTAATTCTAAGTAGTTGCAGTAACGGTAAATCCACTTGTACAGTCAGACCTGGAGTCGAGGTCGATAAAATACCCGAAGATCTATCAAAAATTAACGAGTCAGTAGTTCCTAAGGGCGAAGTCACTTGTTCTTTCTAATCCAATAATCGATAAATACACATATAAAAGAGGGAAATTATATGTGGGAAATGATTGAAAGAATGGCATCTGATAGACTGTGGATTTACACAGCCTTAGCAGGATCTTTATTTGGTGCCGCATTTTTGTTCTGGTTTAAAGACACAAAAATGGCAATGTGGGCAGTAAAAAAGTTTGATGCTTTTCTTGAGTATCTTGCAGTACGTTGGGGTTGGACATGGTTCCAAAATGATCCAAATGCTTGGCGTACAAAGTATCCCCATGTAACTCAAAAAATAGACGAGTTAGAGTCACGCATTAAAAAATTAGAGGGTAAAAAATAATGGCAGACGCAGAAGTAAAAGTTCAAAGTTCAGAACATAAAAAGACAGTTAATCTTGAGTTAGAAGTTGATGCATCAGCAAAAGACTTAGGTGTTAATCCATATGCTAAATTAATACACTTAGCAAGAGCAGTAGACAGTTGGAGAATCTTTCCACGTGTCTTTATTACAACATATATCTATTTGTTATACAAAGTCGTAATTTGGTATATGGCGTTGCCAAATCCTACAATGGAACAATCAGGTTTAGTTAGTATTGTAGTTGGTGCTGGCGCGGCTTGGTTCGGTCTTTACACAGGTTCAAGAGCAAAATCAGACAAGTAATACTTGACAAACGCCTAAACTAAGTATATAATAGTGCTATGGATTATTATGACTTATTAGGCGTTTCTCGCAACGCTTCCGAAAAAGATATTAAAAACGCATTCCGTAAACTCGCGGCGAAGCACCATCCTGACAAAGGAGGTGATCATAAAAAGTTTACAGAACTTAACGAAGCATATCAAACACTAACAGATCCAAAAAAGAAACAGATGTACGATCAGTTTGGAACCGCTGATCCACAACAAGCAGGATTCCAACAGCAGGGGTTTGGTGGCTTCGGTCCAGGAAACTTTGAATTTAATGGTGACATGAATGATTTATTCTCTACATTTTTTGGTGGAGGATTTCAACAACAAAGAAGACCGCAACAAAATAGAGACATTACTATTGCTTGTGATATTACATTAGGAGAAGTGTACACAGGTAAAGGTGTTATTGCTACATTTAGAACTAACAGTAGTAAAGAGCAAACTGTAAATATTGATATTCCAAAAGGTGCAAGACACGGAGATACTATTCGTTATGGCGGATTAGGTGACGATAGTATTCCTAATATACCAAGAGGTAATCTTAATGTAAAAGTAAGAATAAAACGTGATCCAAATTATGATCAAGATGGTTTAAATTTACACGCTGTTACAAAGATTAATATATTTGAAATGATCCTTGGAACTACCACAAATCTTACACTTCCGACAGGAAGAACTATAAGTATTAATGTACCAAGAGGCACACAACCAGGCACTATTCTAAGCATACACGGTCAAGGCTTACCCGACTATAATTCAGGCGCTTCTGGAAACGTTTACTTAAAAGTAAACGGAGTTATTCCAAGAAACTTAACTGAAGAACAATACAACTTAATAAGAAAGATACAGGAATGAAATTAGTTTATCATCCGCATCCGGCTTTATTGAAGCAAGTACAACCTTTTGACTTCGACAAGTTAGATGCAATAGAAATTGAAAAGCAAATGGTAGACATCATGACTAAAGAACATGGTGTTGGATTAAGTGCCAATCAGGTTGATTTAGATGCACAAATTTTTGTTATGGAACCAAAAGAATTACAAGGATATAAAGATAGACAATCATTTGCTGTTATTAATCCTAAAATAGAAAAAGTTTCAGAGCAAACAATTATAGGTGAAGAAGGTTGTTTAAGTTTTCCAGGATTATTTTTTAAGGTAAAACGTGCGGTGGCTTTGGTGGCTAAGTTTCTTGACAGTAGCGGAAAAGAGTGTATAGTAGAGTTTACTGGTTGGAATGCAAGAATTTTTCAACACGAATTTGATCATTTGTACGGTATTAACTATATTGACCGTGTAAGTAAATTAAAAATAGATATGGCTAAAAAGAAGCAAGAAAAATTAATGAAACAAATTAAAGGAATGATAAAGTATGGTTGAACCAAGTGATGATTTGCAGGCGGTATTTGATAAATCAATGAACGATGCTAAGAAGTTGAATCACGAGTACGTGACACTTGAGCATCTTTTATTTGCAATGTTATGCAGTGACAAGTTTTCTAAAATTGTAGAAGGCTCTGGTGCTGATCCTGACTTTATTAAAAAGAATATCGAAAACTATTTAAAAAACGAATGCCAAGAAATTACATTGCCTGCAGAGAATTCTAAAAAGTTTAAACCTAAGAAAACATCAACTGTAGAACGTGTACTGAATAGAGCATTTACACAAGTGTTGTTTAGTGGTAGACATAACATTGAAATTACTGATGTATTTTTAAGCATTATGAATGAAAAGAAATCATGGTCATACTATCATATTCAAAAGGCAGGTATCACAAAAGAAACATTTGCTGATTATTTGAACAACGAATTAGAAGCAGTTTACGAAGATGAAGAAATGCGTTCGCTTTCACAAAAAGCATTACGTGAATTTTCAACAGACTTAAACAAAGAAGTAGAAAAGAATAAAGTAGATCCAGTTATCGGACGTAACGAAGAATTAGAAAGTATTGCACTTGCATTAGGTAGACGTGCAAAGAACAATGTATTACTTGTTGGTGATCCTGGTGTAGGTAAGACTGCTATTGCAGAAGGACTTGCATGGAATATCGTTAACAAAGCAGTACCAGAATTTTTACAAGAGTATAAAGTTTATAATTTAGACATTAGTGCTATGTTGGCAGGTTCTAAATATAGAGGTGACTTTGAAGAAAGATTTAAACTTGTAATGAGTGCAATCAAGAAGCAAGGCAAAACTATTGTATTCATTGACGAAGCACACATGATTAATGGTGCAGGTGCCGGCGGTGGCTCTAATAGTGCAAACGATCTTGCTAATATGCTAAAGCCTGCTCTTGGTAAAGGTGATATTAAAGTTGTAGCATCAACTACTTGGGAAGAATACCGCAAATACTTTGAAAAGGATCGTGCATTAATGAGACGTTTTCAACGTGTTAGTGTTGCTGAACCAGACAAAGCAACAACAAAATCAATCTTACAAGGTATTAAAAAGTATTATGAAGACTATCATAAAGTAGAAATTACTGAAGAAGCAATTGATACTTCAATTAAACTTTCAGTGAAATATATGGCTGATAAAAAACTGCCGGACAAAGCAATTGACTTAATTGATCTTGCTTGTTCAAGATTTAATCTTAAAAAAGTTGAAGGCGATAAAGTTGTAGGCAAAGAAGAAATTGAGTTTGAACTTGCTAAGGCAATTAAACTACCGCCTGAACAAGTACAACAAAAAGAATCAAGCAACCTTGCACATCTTGAAGATAATCTTAAGAAGCAGGTATACGGACAAGACAAAGCAATTGACGAAATTGTTGATAAGATACTTGTTGCACAAGCAGGTCTTAAACCAGACAATAAACCAATCGGATCGTTTGTGTTTATGGGTCCAACAGGTGTAGGTAAAACTGAAACAGCAAAACAACTTGCAAGAGAATTAAGTGTAGAACTTGTGCGTTTTGATATGTCAGAGTATCAAGAAAAGCATTCAGTTGCTAAACTAATTGGTTCACCTCCTGGATATGTTGGCTATGAAGAAAATGCAGGTGTATTAATTACAAAATTGCAAGAGCATCCTAACTGTGTATTACTACTCGATGAGATTGAAAAAGCACATCCAGACGTATCACAGATCCTATTACAATTAATGGATAATGGAAAAGTTACTGGAAGCAACGGTAAAGAAGCCGATGCGAAAAATGCCGTTCTGATCTTAACAACAAACTTAGGTGCAGAACAAGCAGAGAAAAACGCTATCGGCTTCAATGAAGATCTTGAAGTAGAATACGAAGATACAGAACTCAAGAAGTTTTTTGCTCCTGAATTCCGTAACAGACTTGACGGTGTAATTGCATTTGGTAAACTTGAGAAGAATACAATGATTAAAATTGTTGGTAAGTTCCTTGTTGAATTACGTGATATGCTTTCAGAAAAGAATGTTACTGTTGATATTACAGACGACACTATTGATTACCTTGTAGATGTTGGATTTGATAAGAAGATGGGTGCAAGACCGTTACAACGTACTATTGATAAAGAAATCAAACGTGATTTAAGTAAGATACTATTGTTTGGCGAGTTAAAAGATGGCGGTCATTTACATATTGACATTGAAGATAAGAAAATCAAGTTAGTACCTTCTAAAAAAACAGAATCTGTTACAGCATAGATTTAGATAAATAGTTGTATGCCAAGTAACAGTGAAACAATTTTATCAGCAAATACCCACCCGGGAGACAGCACCGTACAAACAATTACGGGCGAAAAGTACAAAGGTGATGGTTATTACAGCAGAGCAGACGGTGTACACACTGTACAGTATAACTTTAACGGGTTAACTGGTACAATTACTATACAAGGTACACTTGCTACTGCACCTACTGATGCTGACTGGTTTGCAGTACATACATATACGGCGGCACAAGAAACTGCCAGCAAGTATGCAAACTTCACTGGTAACTTTGTATGGGTTAGAGCAAAAGTAGTTTACACAGATGGTACTATTAACACTATCTTGTTGAATCATTAGGGGATATTATGAGTAATTTTATTAATATTGTATGGCAAGGCAAACAAGAAGATGTTGATGCTATTATTGCTGAACAAGTGTTAAACTGCACAGACGAAGCACTAACAGAATCAGAAGCACTATATGAAGTATATGAGTCCGATAAGGGCGAAACAGTGCTTACTATTGATACCCACAAGCAATTAGACGAAGCAGAATCCAATGCTGTTGCTGAAAGAATAGCAAATAGACTGTTTGATTTAGGGTTTTCTAAGTTCGATATCGAAATCTCTGTATAGACAAACTGTGATAAATACTTTATAATGCGTATTATAAAGGGTTATTCACATGACTAAGAAATTTAGAGATTATCTAAAGGAAGCCGAAAACGAATCAGGCTCACAATATTACACAGGTGTCAAAAAGCACGGCGAAGAATACGAAACAGAATTTGAATTCACAGGTGATGACGGTGAAACAGCATATGGTACATTATACTATAAAGTAGTTAACGGTAAAGTAGATCCTAACTCATTAAGAGGTGAGTCAGAATATGAAGGCAATGCTAAAGTTGATGACGAATTTGCTACAATGGTAGTTCGACCAGATGGTCCGGATCATGAGTATGCAATGGATGCGGCACAAGATGACTACGATGATAAGATGGGTCAAAAAGAAGTTGATAGAATTAAAGAACTTGCTGGTGCAAGTATTGACGAAACATATGATGACGATGATGACTTTTACGAAGCATACGGTGAGATGTGGTATAACGAAGATGACATCATGGACGAAGCAGAGTACCAAGGACGTAAAGTTAAACTTGGTAAGCCTATGCAAGGTGACGTTAAGAAGTTTAAGGTATATGTAAAAGATCCTAAAACAGGCAACGTAAAGAAAGTAAACTTTGGACACGGTGGCTCAAGTGTTAAAGGTAAAGCAATGAGCATTAAAAAGTCTAACCCTGCACGTAGAAGAAGTTTCCGAGCAAGACATAACTGTGATAATCCAGGTCCAAGAACAAAGGCAAGATATTGGTCTTGCAGGAAGTGGTAATATGAAATTTGATGATATTTTAAATAAAGAAGATAACCCTTCATATGATGTTCCAAGTGACTTATTGTGTCATATGAGAGACGATACTGCTTTCTATAGGCAAATGTACTACCCTACTATGGCAAAATGTCAAGACTGTTATAATAATGGCGATAAAAATAAAACGATTGAAATTATTTTACCTATGATTGATAAAGGTGTAGATCATTATATTAAAAAATATGACTTACCACAACGTGGTAATGATCTTATTACTATGGACGAAAGAAAATCACTTGCAGAAATGATTTATGAACAGGAAGTAGAAGCATTTAAAGAAGGTGAGTACTAATGCAGTTAAGAGAATTGTTTGTTGAACAGTTGGGCAAAGAAGTTAGTTTTGCTTTAGGAAGACTTAATCCGGCTACGACAGGACACGGCTTACTTGTTGAAGCACTTAAACAAGGTCCAGGTGATGCAATACTTTTCTTAACAGACAGAGCCGCAAAACTTCCAACAGATCCTTTAAACCCAAATGAAAAATTAGATTGGGCAAGAAAAAGTTTCCCAGATATTAAAATAGAACTATCTAAAAATATTATGTTTGCCGCAAGTGATTTGTATGCAAGAGGTTATTCTAAAGTGACTTTCTTCGAAGGTGAAGATAAGTTAGGTAAATTATTAGAACAATACAACGGCATAAAAAAAGATCACGGATTTTTCGATTTTGAAGAAATTAAGTTTCAAAGATTATCACGTAATCCAGATGCAGATGATGCATCAGGAATGAGTGCAAGTAAAATGCGTCAAGCAGTTATGGATAATAACTTTGAAGCATTTAGTAAAGGCGTTACTAAAGCGGCACAACCTTATGCTAAAAAGATGTTCGATAACTTATCAACAATACTACAGGCGTCATAATGGACTTAGATACACTTAAAAAATTAGCAGGTGTTGGCGAATATAGTTTTAAAGGTTTAAAACCTGTAGACGAAAATATTAGTCATACAGGTACAGAAAAAAGACGTATAGAAAAAGAAAAGAATTTACGTCCAGGTGATGAAGATTGGTTTAAACTATGGTTTAGCCGTCCTTACTGGAAGGGTCAAGAGTATCCTCCAGGATTAAGGAGCCGTAAAAAATGAGATGGCAAGAACTAAAAGAATTTGGTGGAAGAATTGTAAAAGGTGTTAATACAACGCCTGATGTTGGAGTAAATCAGATTCCAATTGAAGCAGGCAAACTTGGTTTCAAAGTTGATAAAGACGGCCGTCCGCCAACATTAAGCAAAAAAGTCAAAGGTTCTAAAACAAACGTACTATTCAACTTAGGTATGGCCGAAAGTGTTGAAGAACGTTCACTTACCAAAGGCGAAGAAAAAGACAAAGAAAAATACGTCAAAGGTATGAAGAAAAACAAAAAAGATTTTAAAAAGCGTTATGGTGATGATGCAGAAGCAGTCATGTATGCAACTGCAACTAAGATGGCAAAAGAATCTAAACTTAACGAACTTAAAGGCAAAGAACTATCAAGCGATTCAGAAATCTATGTGGATATGGACGGTGTACTTGTAGACTTCTTTGGTGAATGGACTAAAATGATGGGTGTCAAAGATTGGAAACAAATTAAAAATGTTGATGCCGCATTACAAAAGATTAGAGATACAGAAGATTTTTGGTTAAAACTAAAGCCTACACCTAATGCAGATAAACTATTAGGTATCATTAAAGATATTAAAGGCGAGTACAATATTCTTTCTGCTCCTCTTGCTAATGACGACAGAGCAGAACCACACAAAAGAGAATGGGTTAAAAATAATCTATCAGCATTTCCGCCTAAGAAAGTTATTATTACCACAGACAAACAAGCATATGCAAAACAACCAGACGGTACACCTAACATACTAATTGACGACTTTGGTCAAAACGTTTCTAAATGGCAATCTGCAGGTGGCGTTGGATTTAAGCACAAAGATCACAAGTTTGAAAGAACTGCTTCAAGTTTAAAAGATTACTTTAATAAACCAGCAGAAGAAAACACAAATGAAATATTAGGGTTTGCTACTCGTAATGTTCCACGTACAACGATTAAAAAGAAACGTGCTCCAGAAGAGCCAAGTGTTGCAGATAAAGTTAAAGCAAGAAGAGCCGCGGCGGCACGTGGTGATAAAGATGCGTACACACATAAGTTTAATAAAAAAACAGATGAAGGTGAATTAATTCCTAATCCTAAAAATACTTCATTGGTCAAATCTGATGCTGATTATGACTTTATAAAACTTGGTACTAATATGGCAAACATTAAAGATATTGACCCAAACGATATGAATCCAGATGATCCTGATATCATGGTGCAGTTTTATGGTGGTGACAAAGAAAAAGCATATATGTTAAAACAACTAAAACGTCTTGGTTATGATGTGCAAGACGCTGATGGTTACAAAGATGCACAGTATGACGAAGTAATTAGTGATGATCCTAATGCATATAGGCTTATAATTGGTCTAAAAAAAAGTCCTGATGTAAGTGAAAACTTTGCTGACGGTAAAAAAAAGGGTAAAAGTCGTCCGGGCAGAGTCAAGAAGGCTGGTGCAAGTTGTAAAGGATCTGTAAGTAGTTTACGTGCTAAGGCTCGTAAACATGGTGGTGAAAAAGGCAAAATGTATCACTGGTGTGCTAATATGAAGGGCGGAAAAAAAGGTAAATAGTAATATGAAACTGAGAGAATTAACAACAACAGAAGCAAACCCATTAGATGCTATGAAAACTGGTGCTCAAAAGGCGGCTGGTGCAGTTAAGGCGGCGGCTGGCAAAGTAGCACAAAAAGGTGCTGATATGGCTGTAGGTGCAGTAGCAAACGCTACAGGAGCATCTAAAGACGATGTTAAAACGGCGGCACAACAACAAGGTGGTGTTGCAGGTAAAGTTGCTGGAATGGCTTCTGGTGCTGATAAACAAGCGGCACAAAAAACAGCACAAGGTGCTAAAATGGCTACTTCGGCTATGGGTGCTAAAGGTGGTTCGGGTGCTATGATGGCAAAGGGTTTAGATAAACTTGCATCAGGCGGTGCATTACAAGGTAACCTTGCTAAACAAATTGCTCCATTTGCAAAACAGTTAACAACTATTCTCGGTGATCAAGCAATGCGTCAAAAGTTTATGATGCTGGTTAAACAAGCAGAAAAAGGTGCGGCACCAGCAGAATCATCTAACTATACACCTACTAAAGACAAAGATGATTACGATGCTAAGAAAAAAGCATTGCAGGATATTCAAACGAATCCAGAAACATCAAAAGATCCAGAACTTAAAAAAGAATTAATGAAACGTAAAGCGGCACTTGATAAAGACAAGCCGGTAGACGAAGCAGATCATATTATGCAATTAGCAAAATTAGTTTCAGGTACATCAGAAACACAACAAACACAAGCATCTGATTTTGCAAACGAAATGAAAGCACTTGCAGGTATTAAAGAAGTAGCAACAGCAGGAGCAACTTCAGCAGGTAATATTGCTTCAGTGGCAAATCCAGCACAAGCATACGGACATAGACCAAAAGATTCAAAAGGCTTACCCAAGGCGCCACAAAAGAAAAAAGCAGACGGTACAGCAGTAAACGCTTTAGACATGGGCAATAATTTAATGGGCGGAAGCACAGTTAAGAGGTAAATACTATTATGAAAAAGAAAGAACTTACAACTGAAGGTTTAGCAGATTTAGCATACAAGGCTGAATCAGATCACGAAGTACAAATGGCACGTGCCGAGTTGTACAAAGTAGCCAAGTACGCAATTAAACTTCATGAAATGATGAAGGGCGTTAGCGAAGCAGACGGCCTTGAAGGTTGGGTTCAAGCAAAGATTACAAAAGCCGCTGACTACATTAGTTCAGTATACCATCATATGGATTATGAAACTAAATTTGATGAAGTAGCAGAAGCAAAGAAATCTAAGCCAGACTTTCTTGATGTAGACAAAGATGGCGACAAAAAAGAGCCAATGAAGAAGGCACTTAAAGACAAAGGTAGCAAGCCTAAAAAAGGTGAAGTACCACCACAATTTGCTAAAAAAGAATCCTCAGACTATAAAACAAGTTTATCTAAAATGTTAGAAAATAAACTTGGTACTTGTAAAGAGTGTGGAAAACCAAGTTACACTACATTACCAGAAGAAAAACAAAAAGGCGTTGACGGCAAAGTATGCTGGAAAGGCTATAAAAGAATGGGCACCAAGAAAAAAGGTGGCAAAACTGTAGACAACTGCGTCAAGATGTAATGAAACGTCTTGAACTTCTCAAGAAATTAGAAATTTACGAAAAGTGGAGCAACAAATACAAACGCTCTATTAACTGTTCTAACCCTAAAGGGTTCTCTCAAAAGTCTCACTGTCAAGGTCGGAAGAAGACCAATAAGTCATAAATACACTAAACAAACTTAAAGGAGCACTATGTCTTTTCTTGTGCATAACCTACCGCCTGTTGAAGTCTTTGTTAAAAAAGAATACCTCTACGATCATCAAAAAGGACACGGAGAACTTACTCCTGGCATTTGGATTTCAATTAGAAGCATAGAAAGTAAAGCACTATACATTGAAACACTGTTAACTGAGTACGGTGCATTATACGACAAACTACCTATTAGTGCATTTGTTTGGAAAGAAGATTACGACAAAGACAACCAACTTCCATTAGACCATTTACAAATATGGGATTGTTTTGATTACGACATTACAGTAATTAAAAAGCCTATGCTATGCGATTGCGAGTTCTTTGGTAAAGATCGAAAAATGCACAAAGGCGAATATATGTTTACACTTGATACTTGCCATAGAGATAATAATTCATTAAACGTAAACTTTTCAGAACACGACCCAGAACACAAATCATTTAACTTTATTAAATTAGAAAACGGCCAATTTACCGCACAACCAAATAATAGAATTGTTTGGACTGATCAAAGTTTAGTTCCGGATAAGAAACTTACTCCGGACTTCAAAGTATGTACCCAAAACTACACAGTTGAAAACACACCTAAGTGGAGTGTAGGACACACTGACGAATGGGCATACAAGTCAAAAGACGAAACCCTCGACACATAAACGCATAAGTATTTTTACACTTTGAAAGGAATATTATGCGTACCTTAAAACTTTATGGCATTAACAATGCTGAATACAAAGTTTATATCAATCAAGAATTATCAGAATCATCTAATACAGATTTAATTTATAGTTTTTCTACAGAAACAACTCTACACGATAGTTGCAATATTAAAATTGAAGTAACTAAAGGATCACTTACATTAGAAAAATGTTTGGTAGATTATCCTGCTATCCTAAATGGAAAGAAAGGAAAAATTACATTTGATCAACCAATTGAAACACCTTTGTATAAATTTAATGGATATGAATTAGAAGCACAACCATTTCCAATTACAATTAACGAAGGAGAAACTGTTGAGTTTGAACAACTTATGTTTAACGGCCCAACACTGTTTGATGTAGAACTTACTGATACTACAAAGGTAAAAGAATCAATTTATATTGGTAATTTAATAACTAAAGAATTTATTCCAGAAATGAAAAATATAGTGCCTATCTATGATTATGAACCGCAAGATCATAACATATGGTCTAATGTGTCTTTGCAGTACTTAATTAGTAAAGTCTCACATCGACTATCAAGTCAAACATAAAACCATAAATACTTTTACGTTAATGCTGATTGACGGTAACTTATAGGAACGCCTACTTTTGGTGACAGTGATCGCGTACGACACGGCTGGTGACAAAACAAAGGTTATTATTTACATAAGGTGACGTTACATTCGGTTCGGTTCACTCGCCATTAACGATGTTAATGGAGGAACACAATGAACGTAGATGAACAAGGTCGAGTACTCTTTGATTCGCTAATGAAATTTGATCCAGACTGGGATCTTAATCCAGAGGATTATAGTTTAGCCGTTGGTAAAGATGTTGTCGATTTAGATTATAGACTTGTAACAGTGTATTGCAGAATGTATCAAATGGATATGCTGTATGAAATTGGCAACCAATGTATCTTACTGTCACAAATACTAAGAAGAATATTAAGACTTCACGGAATTGAAGCACACGTAAAACAGTACGAAGTAGATATCAAACATCCTACAAAAGGTTGGAACGCAAAAGTTGGGCATAATGATCATACCCAAGGTGGAATGATTGCTACGCATCAAGTGGTAGTAACACCTAAATGGATTTTAGACTTTGCACAATTACCATTTCAAAAAAGGTTTGGAGCAACTGCACCAAGAGGATTTATAGTAAATCGAACACCTGATGTTTGGCACGACGCTGGACCGGTCAAAATACGATATCGTGAAAGGCCAACTCATTTTGCTACCAACAATATTGTATTTGACAGTCGAGAAAATGAAAAATGGTGGACTAAAAAATATTTTGATTTATTTGCAATGTCTCAATAAACTACTTGACTTCCGCTGTAAGTGAATATATAATAATACACATTAACAATAGGAGTTACTTAATGTCAGACAGAACATACGGTGCCGACGAGAAAGCCAAACTTGAAAGATTGGTTAATGAAGGTGCTAACGTAATGAGAGAGATTGAAGATTTAAGTGCAGGTTTGAAAGATACTGTTAAAGCAGTAGCAGAAGAACTTGATATTAAAGCAAGTCTTATCAACAGAGCAATTAAAATTGCACACAAAGGCGACTGGTCTAAAGTTGCTGACGAGTTCGATGATCTCGAAACACTTGTAGTTACAGTTGGTAAGGACAAATAGTTTTGCAACGAATAAAAGACTTTTGGATAAACAGTTATCGCTCTGATAAAACAGCATTTGTATTTGAACTTATTAGTTTTATTTTTACAGTAGGAGCAAGTCTTACTTTAGCGATAACTGCCAGAGATCCTAACATGATGTATGTATACCCAGGATTTTTTGTAGGTAGTATAACACAAGCATATGCCGCATATAGACGTGGAGCGGCTTGGGTTATGTTGCTAACAATTTATTTTAGTTGTGTAAACATATTCGGGTTTGGTATAGCCGCAGGTTGGTATTAAAATGAATATTGCTAAGGTTGATAAATGGTTAGATACTCATTTAGAAGAATTAGCAAAAAGCAGATGCCCTTGGGCAAATAGTCGTGTAAAACGTTTTCATACAGATCAATACTTAGACGTAATGAAAGTTATGTTTGAATTTGATTATGATATTGAAGATCATCATGCTGTGTTAATAATACTACACGATGTAAATGATTGGAACGAAGGCGAAGAACTTTTTGGATTATGCAGAACAAAGTATTTTTTGGACAAGAATTTATTGTTTATTGAATACAAATATATGGATTATGAAAACGATTTAAATGATCCAAGTATTAGATTCTTTGTTATCCAAAAATTAGATGAAACTAAAGAAGCAAGTAATAAACTTTTAGAAAAAGGATATTATAACGAATATCCCCAAAACATGAAGTTTAGGAAGATTAGAGGACAATAACGTGAAATATATGGTTGACATTGATGGTACTATCTGCTATACTAACGATAGTAATTATGAAAATAGTAAACCTAATAATGAACGCATTGAGCACTTTAATAAGTTACATGACGAAGGTCATGAAATACATTATTGGACAGCAAGAGGCGCAAATTCAGGCAAAGACTGGGAACAATTTACAATTAAACAATTTGAAGATTGGGGTGTTAATTACACAAGTTTAAGATTTGGTAAGCCACACTATGATATTTGGATTGATGACAAGGCACAAAATGACAAAGAATACTTTAAAAACAATAAAGACGCAACCTAAACCATACCAATCGTTAGCATGGTTGTCAACTGCAATACTGCTAACAGCGGCGGCACTACTTTCACTTTTTCCAAATGAAATGTATGCAACTTATGTATTTGGTATCGCTTCTACACTTTGGACAATCGTAGGAGTACTTTGGAAAGAAAAGTCATTGATTGTTTTAAACGGAACGCTTACAATAATATATGCTTATGGCATTAGTAAGCACTTGTATAGTTTAGTCGGCTAAGATCGACAAATTGGTATTTGCCAGCCGAAAGTGGCATAGGAGAGAACATGAGTTATGTAGACGCACATTTTGACCGCAACGCAGATATTATCCGTGTTGTAGAACGCAAAGACGGTAAACGATCGTTTACTGAGTATCCTGTAAAATACACATTCTATTATGCTGATCAACGAGGCAAGTATAAAAGCATTCACGGCAAGCCTTTGAATAGAATTGTTTGTAAGAATACAAAAGATTTCCGCAAAGAATTAGCAATAAACAAAAATAAAGAACTATACGAAAGTGATGTAAATCCGATCTTTCAATGTTTAAGTGAAAACTATCTTAACCATGATGCTCCTAAACTAAACATTGCGTTCTTTGATATTGAGACTGACTTTGATCCAGAGCGAGGCTTTGCTGATCCGGCAGATCCATTTATGCCAATTACTGCAATCACAGTACATTTACAGTGGATGGATACACTTGTAACACTTGCTATTCCGCCTAAAACACTTACAATGGAACAAGCAGAAGAACAAGTAAAAGAATTTCCTAATACACATTTGTTTGCAGATGAAGGCGATATGTTAAAAACCTTCCTTGATCTAATTCAAGATGCAGATCTTATCAGTGGTTGGAACAGTGAAGGTTATGATATTCCATATACTGTTAACCGTGTACAAAAGGTACTAAGCAAAGACGATACAAGACGTTTCTGTTTATGGGATCAGTTTCCTAAGAAACGTGAATATGAAAAGTTTGGTAGAACACAAGAAACCTATGACCTAATAGGTAGAGTGCATTTAGATAGTCTTGAATTATATCGTAAATACACATATGAAGAAAGACATACTTACAGACTTGATGCTATTGGTGAAATGGAGATCGGTGAAAAGAAAACTGTGTACGAAGGTACACTCGATCAACTTTATAACAATGACTTCAGAACGTTCATTGAGTACAACAGACAAGACGTTGCACTACTGGACAAGTTGGACAAAAAACTAAGATTTATTGATCTTAGTAACGAACTTGCACACGCAAATACTGTTTTGCTACAGACCACAATGGGTGCTGTTGCAGTTACAGAACAAGCAATTATCAACGAATCACATCACAGAGGTATGCAAGTACCTAATAGAATTAGACGTGAGCCAGGCAGTGATCCAGCGGCAGGTGCTTATGTGGCATTTCCTAAAGTAGGAGTACACAAATGGATTGGTTCGATGGACTTGAACTCACTGTATCCAAGTGTAATTCGTGCATTGAATATGGCTCCTGAAACGATCATTGGTCAACTACGACCCGAACACACAAACAAATATCTCGGCGAACAAATGGACTTGAAGAAGAAATCATTTGCGGCGGCTTGGGAAGGCCGATTTGGAACTATAGAGTTTGATGCTGTTATGGAAGAACGTAGAGATATTAGTATTACTGTTGACTGGGAGAACGGACAGTCAGAAGTAATGAGCGGAGCACAAATATCTAAAGTTATATTTGATAGTAATAACCCTTGGATGCTTAGTGCAAATGGTACAATCTTTACATATGAATTTGAAGGTATTATTCCTGGACTACTAAAACGTTGGTACAGTGAACGTAAAGAAATGCAGGCTATGAAACAAAAGGCAATCAATGCAGGAAATAAAGCAGAGATTGAGTTTTGGGACAAACGACAGTTGGTTAAAAAGATTAACCTAAATAGTTTGTATGGTGCTATTCTAAATCCAGGTTGTAGATTCTTTGACCCACGTATTGGTCAATCAACTACACTTACAGGTAGACAGATTGCAAAACACATGGCCGCTGAAGTAAACAAAGTAGCAACAGGCGATTATAATCACGTAGGTAAATGTATCATATACGGTGATACAGACTCTGTGTATTTTAGTGCATATCCTATCCTTAAACAAGATATTGATGCTGGTAAGATTTCGTGGACTAAAGATAGTGTAATTGCACTTTATGATCAAATCTGTGACGAAGCAAATAAGTCATTCAGTAAGTTTATGGCTGATACATTTCATTGTCCAAAGAGTCGTGCAGAAGTTATTGCCGCGGGTAGAGAGATTGTTGCAGAGTCAGGCTTGTATATTACAAAGAAACGTTATGCGGCATTAGTATATGACGAAGAAGGTAACAGAAAAGACGTAGACGGTAAGCCGGGCAAAGTAAAAGCAATGGGTCTTGATCTTAAAAGATCTGATACTCCAGTGTTTATGCAGGACTTCTTAAGTGAACTATTGCTTATGGTGTTACAAGAAGCAGATGAAGATAAACTTCTTGATCGCATTACTGAATTTAGAACAGAATTTAAGAGTCGTCCAGGTTGGGAAAAAGGTTCACCTAAACGTGCAAACAAGATTGGTCATTATGAGCGTCTTGAAAAGAAACAGGGCAAGGCTAATATGCCAGGTCACGTAAGAGCAAGTATTAACTGGAACACACTTAAACGTATGAACGGTGACAAATATTCTCAAGAGATTGTAGACGGTATGAAAGTTATTGTTTGCAAACTAAAACAAAACCCAATGGGTTATACAAGTGTTGCATATCCTGTAGACGAAATGCACTTACCACAATGGTTCAAAGATCTTCCGTTTGATGGTGATGCAATGGAGGGTACAATTATTGACAACAAACTTGATAACTTAATTGGTGTGCTTAACTATGATTTAGAAAGCACAAAAACTAAAAACACATTTAGCAACTTATTTGATTTTGGAGGATAGAAAGGCGATTATGGCAAGAAGAAATAAACTTGAAAGAAAACTTGACGAGTATAATCACACTATGGAACTAATTAGAACTGTTGTTCCAATTGCTGTGCTAATACTTCAAATAGTAATTTTAGTGAAGGTAATTTAATATGGCTACTCACGGAATGATTGACTTAGAGACACTCGGAGTTGAACCCGATAGTGTAATAATGACTCTTGGTGCTGTTAAGTTTGATCCGTTCAGTGATACAGAGCCACATACGCCACTATATCTACGTGTAGACGTAGAAGAACAGTCAGAGAAGTACAATCGTACTATTGATGAAAATACGTTGGCTTGGTGGGGGAAACAATCAAAAGAAATACAAGATGAAGCCTTTGGCGATCATGAACGTGTTACTTGTGATAGTCTTGCAAAGCAACTTAACAAATGGTGTGTAGGATTAGATTACATTTGGTGCCAAGGTCCAACATTTGACTTTACAATATTACAAAACTTTTATAAGAACATTGAAAAGCCTTGCCCGTGGAACTACTGGCAAATTAGAGATAGCAGAACACTGTTTGCTATGATGCCATATGATCCGAGAAAAGATATTCAAGAAAGTTTACACAATGCACTTGCAGATTGTTTCTATCAAGCAAAATGTGTACAAAAATCTTATAAACATTTTGGAGTAAAAAAATGAAATATGGTAATTGGGATATCGGTGGAACTGTAGTTAAACAAGACGATCGTTATTTTGTTAAGGACAATACAGAATTAAAAAATCTTGTTGTAAGTTCTACAAGATTAAATCCAAGAAAAAGTACAACAGGACACAAGCACGAAGGACAAGAAGAAGTTTATTTCTTTCTTGATGGTAGTGGGCGTATGGAACTTGATGATGAAACATTCAATGTTAATCCAGGAGACACTGTATTGATTAAAGATGGTGTGTTCCATAGAGTACACTCAGACAATGAAGAACTTTATTTTGTTTGTGTGTTTGACGGAAGAAGATCCAATGCGTGATGATCTAATGGTACAACAACAAGTAGATAACGTATGGCAACATATGGTCGGTGTTATCTGTTTGAATCTAACTAATCGTAAACAAGTAAAAGCAGTGCTACCTAAGTTTTTTGCTAAGTGGCCTACTCACGCAAGTTTATTACACGCAACACGCAGAGAGATTGAAGAAGTAATTGCTCCGCTTGGTATGAAGCACGTTCGAGCAGAAAGACTGTATCGAATGAGCGAACAGTTTGGAGATTGGGACGGTGAAGATGCTACACAACTACACGGTATTGGCAAGTACGGTTCTGACAGTTATAGACTTTTTTATAAAAATGAAATACCTGAGGACGTAGGTGATCACGAACTCAAGAGATATATTGAGGAGGAGATCGCGGCATGAAGATTTTATTAACAGGCAGTGACGGAATGATTGGTTCAACACTTAAAAAGTTTTGGGCAGGAGTTCACGAAGTAATCGGTTTAGACATTAAGTCAGGTAACGATTTACTTAATTGTAATTTAGATTATGACGTAGATGTAATTGTACATTTAGCGGCAATGAGTGGTGTAAGAAAGAGTCTTGCAAACCCGCAAGAATACTTTGATAATAATGTTGTTGCATCTAATAGATTATTTAAAGCATTTCCAAATACAAGAATCTTATATGCAAGTTCAAGTACTGCAAAAGAACCACAAAGAAATCCATATGCAATGTCCAAGTATGTTGTAGAAAGATTAGCACCACAACAATGTTTAGGGTTAAGGTTTACAACTGTTATTGGTGGAGAAGGTAGAGACTATATGTTCATACCAAAGTTATTAAACAATGAAGTTACATTTATTAATGTAGATCATAAAAGAGATTTTATACACATCTCAGATGTGTGTAGAGCAGTTACTCAATTGTTAACAAATGATTTAACAGGAGTAATTGATGTTGGTACTGGTATTTCAAGGCCATTATCAGATTACTGTAAAGCAGTAGGATTAGAAAAGTATGAAGAAAGGTTTGGCGACGAACACGAACGAAAAGACAATATTGCAGATATTACTCAATTAACAAGTATTGGGTGGAAGCCTGAAATTGATGCATTAAGTTTTGTTAGCCAAGAAAAAACACTTGACAAATCATAATTTTCTAAATATAATATAAACAATAGGAGACCAATCATGAAAGACATTTTACAAGATATCGTTGCCCATACACATTCGTTAGGATTTCTTAACATTGTAAAAGTAACAAACGAAGCAGATACAACTATCGAATCAATGGCAGAAGATCGTTCTGTGATTCTTAGTTCTAAAACAAAAAACCCTGTAGCAGAATTTATAGGTACATTTGGAATGCCTAACTTAGACAAATTAAGTTTGCATTTGAAGTGTCCAGAATATCAAAAGAATTCTAAGATTACTGTTGAACAAGCAGAACGTAATGGTGAAACAGTTCCAACACACATTCACTTTGAAAATGAAGCAGGCGACTTTGAAAATGATTATCGCTTTATGAACAAGCAAATCATTGAAGAAAAACTTAAGACTGTTAAATTTAAAGGTGCGGCTTGGGACGTTGTAGTTGAACCAACTATGGCGGCAATTCAAAGAATGAAGTTTCAAAGTCTTGCACATTCTGAAGAAACTGTGTTTACAGTTAAAACAGATAACAATAACCTTGTGTTTAGTTTTGGTGATGCATCACAACACGCAGGATCATTTGTATTCCATACAGATGTTCAAGGAAGTTTGAAACACGCATGGGCATGGCCTGTAGCACAGGTACAAGCAATTCTTAACCTCGACGGTAAAGTTACAATGAGCATTTCAGATCAAGGTGCTATGCAACTTACTGTTGACAGTGGTTTGGCAGAATACAATTACATTCTTCCTGCTCAAACCAAGTAAGGACTTATGGCGAAAGCGAAAAAAGCGAAACCAGGTATAGTAGATAAAATAGGTAAATGGCATTCAAGAGTATTTGAATATGTTAGTAAAAAAGCAAAGACAAGTAGGTTATGGGCAATACTGTTATCAGTATTAGTAGTATACGAACTAATAGAACATCTCGTATATCCATGGCTTGTTCCTTTGTTAGCCATTAAAGCATTTGGAGAGTAATTTGAACACAGACTTAACAAAAGAACAAAAGGACTACGCAACCTTCCTTCCGGCGATTAGTGGCTTCTATGCTACATTCATTGGTAAACAAAGACGGGAAGAATACGTAGAATATTCTCGGGTTCCGGCACACTTTACAAACGGAGTTGAGAGTATGAACTGGCTGAATCCCAGCAAGTCCTTGTTCAACTATAAGTGGAGTCTGTACTCAGCAGGCCATGCAGATTTGGACATCAATAAAGATGCACCCAAAGAAGATATGGTTAGAGATAGGGATCGTAACAATAGTTGGCTACTTGGTGACTCAGGTGGTTTCCAGATTGGTAAAGGTGTTTGGGAAGGTGATTGGAAGAATCCTAATTGTCCTAAAGCACAAAAGAAACGTGAGCAAGTTCTTGCGTGGATGGATGCCTATATGGACTATGGTATGATACTTGATATTCCAGCCTGGGTGGCACGTTCACCTGAAGGTGCAAAAGCAACTGGAATTGACAACTATCAAGATGCCGTTAATGCTACACGCATTAACAATGACTATTTTATGAAGCACAGATCAGGTGCTTGTAAATTCTTAAATGTTTTGCAAGGTGAAAATCACGCTGATGCAGAAGATTGGTATCAGCAAATGAAGGACTATTGTGATCCTAAAGTATATCCTGACACACATTTTAATGGTTGGTCAATGGGTGGTCAGAATATGTGTGATGTTCATTTGGTTCTTAAACGTATTGTTGCACTACGTTTTGATGGCTTACTTGAAAAAGGTAAGCATGATGTAATGCACTTCTTAGGTACAAGTAAGTTAGAATGGGCAACCTTGCTAACTGATGTACAAAGAGCAGTACGCAAATATCATAACGAAAACTTTATGATTACATTTGATTGTGCAAGTCCGTTCTTAGCAACTGCTAATGGTCAAATTTATTGCGAACTTGAAACTCTTAATAGAAAGAAATGGGTGTACAGAATGGTGCCAAGTATTGATGACAAAGCACTTGCAACTGATACATCACCATTTGCTGATGCATTTGTACGTGAAGGCAAACACAGTAGTTTCAAAGATAGTCCGATAACAAAAGGACTTAGTGCTAAAGATATTTGTATCTATGCACCAGGCGATGTAAACAAAATAGGCAAAGAAGGCAAAACAAGTTGGGATAGTTTTTCGTATGCTATCCAAATGGGTCATAATGTATGGAGTCACATTAATGCAGTACAAGAAGCAAACAAACAATACGACCAGGGAACAATTCCAGCAATGCTTGTGGAAGAACGGTTTGACCGGTTATTTTTTAGAGATGTTGTGGAGGCAATATTTGCAACATCAAACAGAGACGAAGCATTTGCGGTAATTGAAGAATTTAACAAGTTCTGGATGTCAATCATTGGCACTCGGGGCGCGACAGGGAAGAAGACGGTTAATGCCCAAACACAATTCGGCAATCTCTTTGAGGAGTTATAAAATGGCAAAAGCAAGTAAAAAAATAGAAAAACTAAAAGATCATCATGCTTGGTATGATGCTAAAGTAAAAGAACTTGAAGAAGAAAGACAAAACGATCGTTCTTTCTCTCACAAAAGTCTTTTAATAAAACTTAAAAAAACTAAACTCGCAATTAAAGATCAAATTAATAATATGATGAAGGACTTCAAAAGTGAAACGTGATTACTCAGATGGCGTAAAAGATAGTGTTATTTACTTTACTGGTTATGAAGTAGAGAAAACACCTGCATTTGAGTTGGATACATTGTTTGTTGTAGGATGTCGTCCTTTAGACGAAGTGTTAGAACAAGCAAAAATCCATCATGTAGATCATATATATCTTGGTGCTAATCAGAGTTTTGATGTTCCATTGCCACACGGCAATGATGAACTAAACAAAAAGTGGGATGAACTAATTGTTGGTTTACTTGATCAAAATTATACAGTTACACTTGATTATGATGTAAAATATCATGAGTATGTTTTGGAAGCAGGCTATAACGAACGTTCTAAGTTTATTAGTCAAATTAGTGTAAAACTTCCTTACATTAATCAACTTAATTACAATGCTTGTATTAAGATTGATGATAAAGACTTTAAAGCAACTAACGACGGTGTTTGGATTCATCAAGTTCATGACTTACAAGAACGCTCAAAATTTACAGATTGGTCCAAATATGAAAATGATAATCCGGTTGACAAACAGGATGAAAGGTAGTATAGTATGAGTATAACTGATACAATGATGAAAGAAGCAATGAAACAAGAAGCACACGAAAAGATTATGCGAACTGCAAAACGTATGATTTGGGTAACATTCCGTAAGGAAGGTATCCACAAGTATCCTGCGGCCTTAGACGATCCTAAGTTAGCAACAGGTGAATGGGACGATGTGTCATTTTTAGGTTATCCACACAGACACATATTCCATTTCAAAGTCGGTATCACTGTAACACACAACGACAGAGATATTGAATTTATTCAATTTAAACGATGGATGGAGAAACTGTATAGCGAAGGTACATTAAACTTAGACTACAAATCATGTGAAATGATGTCAGATGATCTTTATGAAAAGATTGCTGAAAAATTCCCCGGGCGTGAAGTTCACATCGACATTAGTGAAGATGGAGAGAACGGTGCCCATATTGAATACGCAAAATACTGAGAGGTATTATAAAATGACGATTGAGTTTGATCGTGAAACGTACAACAAGATTTTTACAGATCTTGAATCATTCAAAGAATTTTGTTCAAATTCTTGGGTGGTAGGTTATAGTCGTGCATTTCGTTTTGACGAACGCGATTTGTATAATAACAAAAGTGAGGCATGGCGCACTTACTGTTCTTTTAGAAGCGGTAAGAAACCTCGTCCTTTTAACAAAGACTTTAAAAAGAAGTTTAACAACAGGAGGCACTAATGACTATCTATATCGTAGACATTGAAGCAGTAGATACACGTTATACTAAGCAATGGAAAGAATATCTTCCAAAGCAACTGCGACGTGCTACGAACATGGATGTCAAAATTATTAGTGGCGGAGATACGCCTCAGGCAACAACACCTGGGGCGTTTCTCAACTTTGGTGGCACCAATGTATATAAAAGTAAACAACTTGAAACTATTGGAGAAATGTTTTGCAATGGTGAAATCAAAGATGGCGATTATTTTCTATATACTGATGCCTGGAATCCTACAGTTATACAATTACGTTACATGGCAGAGTTATTGGGTGTTAGCATTCGCATTGGCGGTTTGTGGCACGCTGGTAGTTATGATCCACAAGACTTCTTGGGTAGACTTATAGGTAATAAACCCTGGGTGCGTTATGCAGAGCAAAGTATGTTTGAAACATATGACCATAACTTCTTTGCTACACAATTCCATATTGATATGTTTAAAAGTGCATTTACAACAAATGACGCAAAGATTAAACGTGTTGGTTGGCCTATGGAATACTTGAACGATAGTTTTTCAATGTATAAAGGCATGAAGAAAGAAAATCTTATTTTGTTTCCTCATAGGATTGCTCCAGAAAAACAACCTGAAATATTTAGAGATTTAAAAGATAGTTTACCACAATATGAATTTATTGTTTGTCAAGAAAAGCAACTTACAAAAAATGAATATCATAATTTGTTAGGTAAAGCAAAACTTGTGTTTAGTGCAAACTTACAAGAAACACTTGGTATTAGTTGGTATGAAGGATTACTTGTTGATACTATTCCAATGATTCCTGATAGAGTAAGTTATAGCGAAATGGGTATGAAGGAATTTTTATATCCAAGTGAATGGACATCAAGTTATAATTCTTACAAAAATCATAAGAAACAAGTTATGGATAGAATTGTAGAACACATGGAAAACTATAAAGAGTATATTGTTCCTATGCAAAAACAAACATTAAAATTAGCACAGGGATATTTTAGTGGTAAGCCGTTATACAAGGAAATACAAAATGGACAATGATAAAGAATACACTATTACATACAGTGGAGACGATGGTAGTATTGATGGGTGTATTAGTACTCCATATGCAAAAGACGTAGATGGAACATATACAATTAATCTTAGCGAATATAAAACATTTGCTCCGTCGTATACTGGCTTTGATTTGGATA